GGACTGATTATCTGGGTGAGTATTCCAATACTCTTCCCAATCTTCTTTAAAATCGGCTTCGGCATCAATACCCCTATACATTTCTAATCTGGGCATCCCTTCATATCCTAATGTATTAAGCCAATGTTGGTCAAATTCTTGCTTATATTCTTCACTTTTATCTAGTCCGTGCTTGAGTGCAAACATACCAGCACTACCAAGAATACCATAAGGAGTAAATCTTTTAAGCATACCCATTGCTTTAACCATAGGTGTTATTCTTCTATTTACTGCTCCCATTATAAACTTATCCTTTTAGTTGTTGTGTTGTTAACCATATATATCCTAATTCGTTAATTCCCCATATTGTTCTTGACCAATATCTGTCCACATTGCTACGAGTTTAGCAGTTATACCACCAGCAGTTTTAGATTTTATTCCTGTGTGCATACCTTGAGAGAGAAATTCAACATATTTTGGATTAGTTAATATTCTTGCTAATGCAGCAGGAAAAACAGTTAATACAGCCAAACCACCTACACTTACAATACTAGGATCAGCCATTGCAAATGCTGCTGCTGGTACAGTTAAAACTAATTGTGCTTGTGAAACTGTAACCATAAATGTTCCAGTACCCTTTGTTTTTCTTTGTGCTCCTTCTAGTGCAGATATAAAGTTTTTTATTGAATTTCGTTGTGGCTCAGTAAAAGCAGCTTTAAAGGTATCATTTGTAGGTGTATTTTCTATAAACAAGTCTTTTAACTTATTTATATTCATTCCTCTAGCCTCAACATCTGAAACATTTGAACCAATCTGTTTCTTAACCCCCATCTCTGTTAATTGAGTTGCCGTAGTATCTGTTGCCCCACCTAGAATTGACTTTAAATATCCAGTTTGCATAGATTGCCAGACTTTATTGAAATTTACTGCTTCATCTGTACCTTTTGTAACCTTCTGCATATATCGTAAAGCAATCCTTGCCTTCTGTATTTCGGCTTGATTACCTGTTTTAAATATAGCTTCACCTATCTCTTCAGGATTTTTAGCAATTATTTTTGCCATAAATTTATTATGAAGATGTTCTTTGCCTGTTTTCCAAAATTTATTTGCTGCTCTAAATTCTTTATAAAATTCAGCACCCTGACCTCTAGCACCTGTATCCATTGCTATATCCATTTGCCTTGATAATTGTTGAACAGCACCAGAATCTTTCGTATTGTAATCAGCATGAACTTTGTTATCAAAATTCCTTGATTTTGCAAGCCATGAGCTTCTCATTTCTTGAGCCACATCAAAAGCAATTTTATCATCCATTTTAAGAATTCTTTCAAATTCTTTGTATCTCCAATCTGTGGCAGCACCAGCTTTACCAGAACCTTTTAACAATTTTAATTGTGTTCTTGCCCACGATTTTAAAGCCTTTGTTGAAACAGGTTGTATCTCTACCTTTTTTACTCCTTTAGTAACTGTTTCAAAGTTCTTACCAGCAGGATCAAGAATTGGTGATTCGTCTACTTTTGTCCACTTTTCTTTTCTAAATTTCTTTGTATATAACTCTTGTAGGTCTTTAAACTTCTGACCACCTACTGCTCTATGAGTAGAGTCTGCTACCTTATGAGCATCTTGATATAACCTTCCTAATTGTTTAGTATTTAAAGTTGCATCAGCAGCCTCTAAAAAATTATTTTGATAGCTATTGACATAATTATCTATAGATCTGGTCATATCCACTCTGGCTTGTCTTAATACAGAACCACCCCATGCTGCCTCTGCCAATCCTTCTACAGTATCATATACAGTACCATCAACAACCTGTGAGGCAGTTAATTTACCGCCAGAGGCTTTTATTTGTTGTCGAATCCAATCAATGTTTTTGTAATTATCGCCAGCAGCCAATTTAAGTCCTTTGCCGACTACTGCAAAACCAGCCTGACCTAAAGCCTCATAAATAGCCTGTCTATTGCCAGCATCCCAAGCCTTATCTAAAGACTCTGCCCAACTACCTTTTTTAACTTCACCTGCTGCCACACCTTGAATGAGTTCACCACCAGCACCGCCCACCCAAGATGAAACTACACCAGCAACATAAGGAATCCCCCAAGTTGCTGCTTTAGCAAGTCTAGTTTGAGGAAGTGGTATATACTTACCTGTCCAATCTATAGCCTTTTTCATACCATATATAGCTGTTGCTATTCCACCTATCTCCTCACCGATTTGATTCCTATAACCAAAGTCCATATCCTCAGATTTAGGATATTCTGCTGTTACTTCAGTAACCACACCCTCTTTGGTGTATTTAGGAAAAAAGGTTTCCGTGCTGATTGGCACATCACTTGATACACCATTTACTTCTGTGTTGGGAACTGATTTTACAAGTTTATTGGTTTTTTTCCATTCTTCACTCATAACTTCTCCTATTGCAGTTTTTGGTAAATTTGTCCATCTTTAGCACTTCTCCAATAACCGCCTAATGGTATTGTATGTAATTGATTATCAGGATCATCAAGGGTAACATACGAACCTTGATTTGCCATATATCTATTTACAACAATAGGTTGATAACCACCCAAAACATTTTCTCTAGTTTTTTCTGTATAATCTCTAATTCTTTCTACCCAACCAGCAAATCCTGCTGATGTTGTCCAGCCTGTAGCATATTCAGCCACTAATCTTTCCCATTCAGGTTCAGTTACCGCAGCACCAGAACGAGTTTTGAGAATATTATTGATTAATGATGTGGCTTTTTCTGCAAACTCTCTAGCTTCATAACCTTTCTGACCACGAAGATATTTCTGATACTTATTAACAGTTGCCCAACCCGGCAATGATCCCTTCCAAACAACCTCCCCATTAACAATTTCCTTTGTCATATATCGAGAAATTTCTGCTTCAATAGGTGATAGGATTGTGTCCATTGTGCCAACGCCACTCTTAACATAATTTTCACCTAGTCTTTCTATAGACTTAACAACTAGGTTTTCTGCTTGTATGGCTCTAGTACCATCTTCACTAATAAGCGAAGTAAGATCACTAAATACATCTGTACCAGCAAGACCCCCCTGAACTAATTTTTTCGCTAATGCAATTCTTTCTTCTTCATTATCTACAGCACCCTCGTGTTGTTTAAATAATTCAGCAGCTTTAGCTTCTGGATCACTAATATCAAGATCATTTTCAAAGACTTTCGCACCATTATCAGTATAGTACCATTTCTGGTCATCTCTTTTAACCATTTTTCTTTCAACGCCATCTTTGTTAATAAGTTCCATAGTTCTGGAATCATAGATCCTACCACCAACTATTGTAGTTGGTATAGTTTCTTTAGAACCCGGAATCATTACCTCTTGTGTATCTGCGTTATAAACAACACCATTTTGTGTAATCCAATCAATGTCTGCATATTCACTTTCTATAGATTTGAATATTTCATTTCTTTCTGCTTCGGTTTTAATTAAAAACTCAGGATCATTCATTAATAAACTAAGTCTTGCTTTCTTCGCTGAATCAAATGTTTGTATTGATTGATTTCTATCTATCCAAATAGCAAAACCTTCTTTAGTGGGAGTATCAGTAGTATTTTTATAATTTTTCCATTGTTGTGTTTGTTCTACATTACCACTACCAATAAATTTTAAAAACTCTTCACCAGTAGGAGTGTCATCAGTTCTTATATATTCTGCCCAAGTATTGGGAACTGCACCAGGGTTTACAAAATCTTGATATTGTTGTTGTAATTCTGGGTCTAAATCCTGCATATATTCAAACTGTCTTGTCTTATCTGTTTTAGTATCTGTTACATCAGGAATGTCTTTTGCAATCGCCATCACTTCTTGTGCATATTCCACGAATCCAGCATCCACCAAATCTTTAACAGCATTCATATAATCAGAACGAGTTTGTAAATTAGTATGTTTGGCCAAAATACTTTTAAGAAGTTGTTTTGATTCATCTTCTGGATCTGGCATACCAAACATAGTACGAATGCCCTGTTTCATACCCTCGCCAGATTGAGCAGCTAGATAAATAGGCATCCTTCCAGCAGGAACTTGTGCCATTTCTAGTGCGTGTGCTTTTCTAGCATCTTCTTGGCTTGTATTAAATATGTTGGTAAGCATTGTCATCTTTAACTCCTTATGAAAATAAAAGGGCTTTGCCTAATGAAAGTACAGACTCTAAAGTATTACTTCCTGTAGTTGCCCTAGCATCCATCTGTGTTTGATAAGCCTCTCCTAATTTTTTTGGTTCAGTAACAGAAACACCCATATTAATAGCATTTTGTATAGCATTTTGTGTTGCTGTATCTTCACTAAATATGTCTGCAATACTACCTCTTTGTCTGTCATGGATTAAGCCAGCAATTTGTTGTCCACTTAAAATATCAGCAGCTAGTGCCTCCTGATTAGCTCTATAATGTTCTCCCGATAATGCTGATGTTTTTAAATCGGCAATATTTGAATCGGTTATTCTTCTTGCTTGTAAACGCTCTAATAATTGATTCATTTGTCTATCCTGATCTAACATTGTAGTTGGTCTTTTTAGGTTATATATATGTTCACCTAGGGCATAAGGGTCTAGGTTTGCTAGTTGATCTGCATACCCACCTGTTTGATCATATAAAGAGGTTAACATACCCTCTCTTCTATCACTTTTTTTAGTCGTGTATGTTTTTGTTATAGGATCAAAGGTTACATCTAAATCACCAGTAAGTAGGTTTCCACCTTGAGCAGCAGCTATTAGTTTATTGAGTAAGGCTTCATTAGCTTCAACATTTTGACCTGCCACTTTACCAGCATACCTATCACCCAAAAAACTTGTTCCAAGATCAAACAATCCCTCTCCAAAACTTTTACTTGTTTGTGCCCTGCTTAAACCATCTAAACTTGCTCTTGGTAAGTTAGCTTCCTGTTTCTTATAGGCAGACTCAAATGCTCGGTCAGGTTTGCGAACAGTAGGAGTGCCTAATCCACTAAACTCGTTATACATATTTGCCATATCTCTATCTCCTAATTATTATGCTGTGCGTTTCCACATGTGTACTGTTACACTTGGTTGTAATGTTGAACCTGCTATTGTATGAGTATGTCCACTTCCACCACCTACTGATGAAGTATCTGCTTGGTTAGATTTTGCTGAAGATGAAGTTGTTAAATTATTAACCTCAAAGTTATCTCCATAATCATAAGACCCAGAATGTTCATCTCCAGCCACCTTATGACTGTGTGATGGTATCTGAGAAGTTGATAGTGTGGTACTTCCAGAAGTTCCAGAGAAAGTTTCAGCACCAAGACTTTCATCGAGTGCATCAAATGTACCACTAGCCTCATAACCTACTAGAGCTTGACCTGTTGCATAAGCAACCCAAGTACCGAATCCAAGAAGTGTTCCTGGATTTGTAGCAACCGCCATATTCATATATATAGAACCAACTGGGTATATGTAAGTTTCCAATACATTCTTAACAAAAGCAGTAGTGGCTATCTGTGTCGAATCTGTAGATACTGCCGCTGTTGGTGCTAGTGGTGTGCCTGTAAAAGTTTCTGAAGCTATGTCCGCTTTTGAGTTAACTGCTGTCTGTACAGTAGTAAACTCCGTATTGAAGTCATCTCCAGATATTACCTTGTTTGCATCCGAGTCTGAAAGGGCATCCTTTCCAGACCAAGAAACTGCTAATGTATAATCTGCCATTATCTTATCTTCCCTTGTTTATGTAATAAAGTTAAAGTTTGTAGAGAGGCATCCTTTCCATTACTCTCTATATCTATTCCTATCTTGATATTCTTCGCACTACCTGTAAGTGGTGTCCTATATTCTTTCAATCCATATATAGGTTTATATAAAGATGAAGCTGGATGTACCGCAGCATCATGTGTATGTGATGCTGTTGTCGCTCCATATAAAGAACTAGATGCTCCCCATAAGGATGTAGAGCCAGTTGTTACAGGATTCAGTAGTATTGAGGTTATTGTTGATGAACTAGGACTAAAGTCTTTATACCATCTCAAACCCATTGTCGCACCAGAGCCACCTTCCAACACCATAAATAATCTCTTCAATAGAGATGCTGCTACAGATTCTCCTAAATCTACCCATGTTGTTTCAAAACTCCATGTATAGGAAGCATCTGTATAAGTGGATGCTCCTGCCAAGTCAGTATCATAATATTTCTCATAACCAGCAATACCACCATCTTTTTGTCCTACAAGCAGACCGCTATATAATTCTGTATATATCATTGAAGCAGGCTCTCTATCAGCATCAAAAGTCCATGTGGTTACTCTTGGTGCTTGATTTGGAGTGAAGTGCTTAAAGTCAAACACATAATTGATATTCTTTGCAACGAAAGATAGGATATAAATACCCTCATTCTCAACATACACACTCTTAACATTTGTACTTTGACCTATATTCCTAATAAGTCTATCTTTAATATTGACACTTAGATCGGTTAGAGGAAGTTTATCTTTCTCGGTTGTTCTTCCTAGAGAGCGTAGTCCTGTATTTGAAAGGAATACCAAATCATCACCAATAGCCTGTACTGTATCTCTTGAAACCAGACCTACACCCTTAATAACCTCATTAAGTGCTATACTTCCAATTACTTCTGGACTATCATAGATTGCGATATTATTTTTTCCAAATATAACCAACTTACCATAAAAGGGTGCTATCGCAATAATTTCATCAGTACCCCATACAGTCTTTAAATCTATGTAGCCTCCGTTTGAAGCACCATTCTCTGCTGTAGTTCTAAAGTCATCACTATCTAATAAGGTCGAATAATAAATAACATCCTTTGCTTCTTCAACTCCGCCTACCCACATACGACCATAATAACCCATACCACAACTAGGCTTAAATTCACCTGAAGTTACACTAGATGGTCTATGTGCGTTATCATAAGCTGCCCACATAGAGTCATCACTTAAAGCACCATCATATCTCTGTGGTGCAATTCCAGAATGAAAGGCGTTTAACCTATTATTAAAGTTTACAAACTGCCAATCTCCACTCGACCCCGAAACTGTATGCATGGTATCAACATCGCCAGTAGGAAATGCTGAAGCAGGTGAGGTAAAATCTACTGTATATATGGAAGTTCCATAACTAGCGAATATCTTGTTCGTACCTTGGTCATTATGCTCTACCATAGAGCCTATCGCTGTACCACTAGGAGCAACTTTCTGTTTTAATCCTTTCCTAAAGGCAATACGACCAGATTCTCTTAAAACAATATTCTCTGCTTTGGTTAGCCACGAATGGTCTAAGGTTGCAGGATTGTTTTGAGTATTCAGCCCATTAAGACCTATATCTTTTAGGGGTTGATATGTAACTTCTTTTGCCATTAATTAATATACCAATCTGTTTCGTATCTTGTATTACCACTATCCAACATAATCGCTTGTTTAAGTGCCTCACTAGCTTCTTGAGCCATTAAACTAGACTGTGTACCACCATCTTCACCCCTCTCACTAATAGCCCTTGCCCAAGCACCTAATATAACTGGTTTCTCTGGAACGCTTAATACTGTGTCAGCTTCAGCTAGGTCGGCTTGATACTTTATAATATCAAATGAGATGGTATGAGCCGTTGTAGGAACTGGTGAGAGGTCTACCTTTAAGTTATTAGAGGCATCACTACCATTAAATCCGTAGTACAATGGCTCTCCTGTATTCTGTGATGGATATGTAACTGTATTAATATAGGTTCTGCCCACTTGTTTAAGGTGCATACCAGTAGTATTATTGATAGCATCCATAATCTTAATCTCTTGACCAGAACTAAGGTTATAGTTCTTTGTACCATTTACAGTTGCAATATCAACTGTTGATCTTAGATTAAGCCAATCATGTCTTTGTTCGACATGGCGTTTCGCATCATTGACTATAGCACCTATTACCTTTTCATAAGCAGATAAGGTTGTACTATCATTAATATCGCCAGACCAATCGCTACTAATTGTATCTTCTCTTAGTCTTATTAATACTTCATTGATTAAGCCTCTAAATGTCATATCTTATCCTTTAATTATTTTGCCCCATACGGAGCATTTACCTTTAACAATCTCTATGGTTTCTAGTTGAAATAAATCATCATCAAACCAAGTTACAATGCCGAAAGCGTGATTCCAGTTATGTAGTCTACCTTTAAGCCATCTATTCTTCTCGGCAGACATATTCTTTAAACAACCCATTGACCAAGCAGCTATACCATCATCATCTAGTTTGGTTTTTGAATATCGTTGTATAT